TCCAGTTCCTTCAGTAGAAAGTGCAGCAGCAATACGATACATTTCTGCAGACTGAGGATCTGGTAACCCAGTTCCTGTTGGAGGAGGGGCGCTCGGTTGTTGTCCTGATGATGAATCATCATCTTTGATAATATCATCAGCATTATCAGGAATACCAAAGTCAATTGGTTCTGAAAGTATGTTTATTGACTCAATAATTGAATCCTCCATTTTAGAAAAATAAAATCCCAAATCAACTAAAGATGTTTGAATTTGTCTTTGAGCACCAGAGAAATCAAATCGTATTACATTATTAAATACTCCTCTCAACAAGTCTCCAAAAGAAAGCAAGAATTGACCAGTATCGGCAAAAAATGTAGAAAGAACTCTAGTAACTTTTTGTATTCTAACAGTTAATTCTTGACCTAATTTGATAATTGTTGGTAAATTAACAACAGCCCAACCAACTAATAATGTTCCAACAAAATCTAGAATTCTACCCAGAAATCCTTTTGTGCTACTTGCAACAGAAGTTCTAGTTCTTCTAATTGTTCCTGGAATTGTGGAAGATTCTACAATATCTTCTTGCTCTCTTCTTCTTACTGCTTCTCTTCTTTTTTGAAATAAAATTTGTTTATTAGAGATTGCTTGCCTCTTGATTTGGTTTCTTTTTAGTAATGATTTTGAAATTGAGTCTGCAGAACTTTGTGCTTTTGCAACACCTGTTTTCAATGAAGAAACAGACTTTGATATTTTAGAAACATTAATTGATGACCTATAAGTTAAATTCGTTACTGCCATTTTTATACAACCACATTATAGTGAATTTGAGAATATAATGTATAAAAATTATCAGGGTTTGAACTCATAATTGTTGGAAGTGAATTTCCTTTTCCAGCAGCAGTTGGAAGCATTTGAGTTGATTGTGAAGTAGAAGCATCTGTAAATACTATTCTAGTTTTTTGTTCTGGTTCTGGTCCAATATTACTTGAAATATCTGTTGCAGGTGGCGGAGGTGATACTTGTGCTCTTGAAACATCTGTTGCAGGTGGTGGAGGTGATACTTGTGCTTCTGATTTTGCAATGATGTCAGATGTATGCTGTTCTTGAGTTTTGTCTTTATCACCACCCATTCCTATCATATTTGTGATATCATTAAAAGATTTTCCAATATCTACATTAAAATTAAATTGTGACAGAGAACTTTTAGCAGTATCATATAAACCTTTACCAAAACTTGCGGCTGGCGAATAAGCGGCAGCACCAGCAATAACACCAGTTCCAGGTAAAGGAATTAAAGACCCTAGTCCAAAAGCAGCAGCAGAGCCAACCATTCCGGCAGCAGCACCAGCAACCGCTCTTCCTGGTTCTTCTCCACCAGCAATATCAAATCCTGTCATTAATGTACCCATTGCAATGTTACTGGTAAAATTTAATTTTGCACCACTAGGTTTTGATGTTTCGGTTGGTGTTGGTTTAGGTGGTTTTTTAGTTGGTGGAGGATTTTTTTTAAAAACACCTTTAACTGCGTCTATCAATGCTTGTACTGGTTTTTTAAACAAACCTAAAAATACTGCTCTTGATACATTGCCTACAGATCTTGTTAAACTTCCTAAAATTTTATCAAATCCAAGTTTAATAGTGCCAAATATTGCTCCAGCAATTCCAAGTTTTGTGGCTATGTCTTTACCTATTTCTTGAAGTCTTTTTTTATTACCTTCTGACCTAGCTTTCAGTGCCTGAATTCCAGAATTCAATAACCATCCACCCAATAATATTGTAAAGAAATTCATCAAGTTTCCTAAAACAGATTGTGTTTTTGCTCCTACTTTTTGAACAGGACGAATCAAAGAGTTTTGAACTTTTTTCTCTACTGCGCTTTCTTTTCCTTCTCTTAATTTCTGTTCGGCAAGAATTCTTTGTTGAGTATTTTCTTGATTTTCTTTTAATCTCTCAATTACTGATGATTCTGCAATCTGTGTGGAGATACGATTTAAAGAATTTGTAAATCCATTAATTTGAGCACTAATTAAAGTCAGTTGAGAACTAACATTTTCTAGTGCTGATTGATTTGCTCTTAAGGCATTAACTGTTTGTGTATCATCTGCTGCAGCAGGGCGCCCTAAAAATGAATAAGGACTAACAGATCCCCTCATTGGTGTTAGTCTATTCGCAATAGGTGATACTCGTTCAGCCATTTAATCTTGCCTTTAAATTTTCTTCCTCAATATATTGTTGGAGGAGAGAAAGATAAACTTCTCTTTCCCAAGGCATCATATTTTCTAATTCTGTCAAAGAGTATTTATGATGCTGCATCAAAGCAAAATTAGTTTTGTAGTATGACGCAAGATCTTCGTGCGCCATACTTACCCGAAAAAAGCCGATAACCCTTCCAGAACAACTTCACTTTCAACACCAGTTTTTGGATTTTTTACTTTCAAAGTATGAGAGAGTTTTGGCATTGTTTCAAAGAATTTTTCAATCTCTTTGAACTGTTTGGAACTTAACTGCTCTATAAATTCCAAAAGTTCTTTTTTTGTGCAGTCTGATGCTGCCCAAGATTCCTCTTCAGTATAAACTTGCTCAATACAAGAACAAATCAAATCAAAAGTTTCATCAACGGTTACGATATTCTCAATGTTAAAATTACTCTTAATGAATTCATTTAATGAAGGATACTTCATTCGAAGAACTAGATTATCATCAAGTTTAATATCTCTTTTGTGCTTTTCATCTACCTGAACTTTAATATCATCTAGATTGATGACCGTTGGAACTTGAGTTACATTATCATCAGGACAAGTTACAAGAACTTCAACTTCTTCTCCAACAGACTTTCCTCTAATATTTAAGAAGATATATTCAATATCAAAAGTAGAAAACTCTTCTACCTTGACTCCTCTTGTGAGAATACAATTTGAAATTACATCTTTAACTGCATTTGTAATTTGCTTGTTATCCTCACTCTCCATTGCAAGAATAAGAATTTTTTCTTCCTTGACTAAAAAAGGTCTATACTTGATTGTTTTTTTAGTAGAAGGAAGTTCCAACTCATATGTTGGCGTAGCAATTTTTGGTAAAGGCATAATAACCCAAAAAAATCAGTTGTGATTATTTAGGGGGACTGCTGTATACTTTCCCTTGTGCAATTGCCTCTGCGTAAGTTAACTCTGAAGGAATATATGCAACTCCTCCTAATTGACCAGCTCCAGCACTTACTGTTTTATAAGAACCAGAAGGTTGTGGTATATTTGAACCAGGAGAAGGAAAATTAGACTGTTTATTATTATCAGTTCCAGTAAATACTGAAAGACTTGAAATCTTTCCAGCAACATATCTATCAAAATTAAATGTTGCCGTTGCCTTTAATAATTCTGAAGTTCCATAGTTTACAGGAACAGAGTTCAACGCAATCGGGAACATTCCAAAAAATGTATATTCAATTTCTTGATTGTAATCTCTATCAAATTTAATAATTTTGGTTTGATTTGTTTTATATTCTTTTGGATATCTCATTCTAAAATAATATCCAGCGTCTGCCATGGATTCTGATGAACCTCCAGCAATAAATTCAATCCAATGCTCTAAGAATTTTAAAGTTTTATAAGATGAATCAACATAAAACTCTAAATCAATTTGAGTGAATAAACGAGTATGTGCCATTTTTTCGGCAACTCCCATATAGTTCCCAATAATATCAACTGTCCCAAGAGAACTTCCTGGTAGAGATGCAGAACTACACAACAAACCTGCAGTCTCTCCAATAAATTGAAGCCCAACTCCTCTGGTATTTAAATGCTGTTTCAGTGGCAATGACAGTCCGCCAAATATAACTTGATAATGAGAAGTTTGTGCTAGGTTTGTAAATGTTGGTTTTAAACTTGCAATTGACTTTGGTAAAACCACTCTAAATACCTTATACGAGTCTTATATTATTAGTTATTTAGATGTCATATAAAGGAAAATATCAACCCTCGTTCCCATCCAAGTATAAAGGAGACCCCACAAATATTATCTATCGTTCTTTATGGGAACGCAAATTTATGAAGTATTGTGATGCAAATGAACGAATATTAGAATGGGGTTCTGAAGAAATAGCGTTACCGTATCGTTCTCCAATTGATAATAAAGTTCATAGATACTTTCCAGATTTTTATATCAAGGTTCAAGAGTCAAATGGTAAAATTAAAAAATATTTGATTGAAATTAAACCTCAAAAGCAAACTGCTCCTCCTCCCAAACCACAACGACAAACTAAAGGATATATGCGTGAAGCTTATGAATATGCAAGAAATCAAGCAAAGTGGGCAGCTGCAAAAGAATGGTGTGCTGATAGAGGATATGAGTTTAAAATCATAACAGAAAATGAACTCGGTATAAAGTAATGCCTAGAAAAAGTCTTAAAGAAAGACAACAAAAGAAAGTCACAGATACTGATAAAGATGTCAATCGTATCCGTCCAGTTCTTGATGGTTTAGTTGGGAACGAAGACCCAGATGACATTATGCTTGAACTTTTAGAAGTCTTACAAGAGTCTCCTAAAGTTCCTACTTCTGGTAAATTTTATGTTTTTGTTTATCAACCAAAAACTCCAAATATTGAATATGACCAAAATCCTTTAGTTGCAGTGACTGATGTATTTCGGTGGGGATTTAAAGGAATTAATTTTCACTGGGGTGAGACACGACAATATACTTGGGATGAAATATCAGGAGGAATTTATGAGGTCTACCCATCAGAAATAAAAGACCTTCAAGCTCTACCTTTTCAAAAAATCCGTCTAAATAGTTAAAAAGTAGATAGATGGCGGAAAATAACGCTACTCAAACTCAAGGAATCGCGGCAGGGACTTCACCCAACGCAACTAATGAAACGGGAAAGACCGAAAAACCAAACATTTTTCGGTATCCTACTAATATGAGAATTGAAAAAGATACTGATTACCTTGAGCTTAAAATTGCAGACTACCAAGCTCCTGGTTTATCATTAGGTACAATTGATCCCAAAAATCCACAAATATCATCAATAGGAAAATTTACAGAAGCTTCTACAACACAAAAGTTTCAAGACCCAAAAACCACTACAACAATATTATTACCAATTCCACAATCTATTACAGATAGTTCTTCTGTAAATTGGGGTGAAGAGTCTTTTAATCCATTAGATGTTTTAGGATTATCAGCAGCATCAGCAGGGGTTAATCTTAATAAAGATACTGCCACTGATATTCTTGGAGGTGCAAAAAATGCTATAAAAGATGAAAATGTTCAAAAAGCGGCTGTCGCAGCAATTACAAATCAATTGGTTAATACATTAGGAAGAAATATCCCCTATCAATCTGTAATTGCAAAAGCAACAGGTCGAGTGCTTAATCAAAACCTTGAATTATTGTTTAATGGTGCCACAATTAGATCATTCCCATTTAATTTTGATTTTGCTCCTAGAGATGACAAGGAAGCACAAATTGTAAAACAAATTATTCGAACTTTAAAAGT